GTTCTCAGCCTTGCCAACAACATCAGTCAATGCGGCTTCAAGATCGTTCTTGGTCTTCATCGCCGCGCCGACAGCGTCTTTGCCTTTGAGCGTCAGGTACTGCGTTTCAATTGTGTCGGCTTGCGCGGCAAAGCTGTTGTAAAGTTCTTTGGCTTTTGCGTCGTCAACCTCACCTTGCAGGCGGTCTGCGATCTTCATCACGGTCGTGCCAAACGACTGCACTGCCTGGCCAGTCTTTTGCAATTGCTCGCCAGTAAAGTCGCGCATTGGCTCTACGCCAGGCGCCTGGAATGCAGGCATGTTGCCTACGCTTGCGTCTTGAGTCGGTAAATCGTAAATAGGTACTGTTGCCATGGTCGGTCCTTATTCGATGCCCAGACGGCTTGCTATGGCCGCGAGTTTGCGATCTTGGTACCAGGCATTGGCCACAGATCCAGCACTGCCAAGAATGCTCGAGCCAGCCGCCATGAATGGGCTGATGCTGTCGCCAGAAGCGGCCAGGTTGGAAGCAGAGACATCTTGCAATGCTGATGCGGTCAGATAGTTTTGGCGCTGTAGTCGTGCGGCTTCTGAACTGCGCACGGTGTCTGCGTTGACGGTCAGCATGTCGATCTCTTTCATGAGGTCGGTTGTTGCAATCGTCTCAACAGCACTGCCGACGCCCAGATCAATACCTCGAGCGGCCATCGATGCACGCTGTGAACTCTTGATCTTGCCAGCACGCAAGCCAATCTGGCCCTGCTTTTGTTGGCCAGCACGCAGGATTTGCTGGGCTGTGAATTCGGCCTGGGCCGCGTTGAGTTCTGAGATGTCAGACTGGAAGCGCATCGAGGATGCCTGGGATTCCAGTTGAGCCTTCTGGTTTTGTGCGGCGTAGTAGGAGCCGATCGCCCCAGTGACTGCGCCACCGATAGCAAAGATGGAGCCGGTCTGGCTCATTGCCTGCACTCCGGTTCCGGTCAATAAGGTTGCCATGTGTCAAATCTCCTGTTTCGCCTGGGCTTGGAGGACTGTGTTGACCTTACCTCCACAGCACCAGGTTATTGCATGGTTGAACAGTATCCGGGTCACCGGATCTTACGGGTACCTTTACCCACCGATTGCAACCTCAAGGGTCATGCCAACGATGGACAAAGGCAGTGGGTCAGACTGTCTGACAAACACCTGGCCACTGTCCAGCCAGGATGGCGTCAGCATGATCTGGATCTCTTCGGTCTTCAATGCAGGCGGTGAACCGTATGGCTCAGTCGTCCGTTGCTTGGCTTCGACCAGATGATCTGCATCAGGGCCAATGAAAATGCCAGACGACTGGAACACGCGAAGCCAGGCCTTGTTGACATTCTTGTAACGCCCTTGGCCCATGCCGTTGTCGATGCCCATGGCAAGCGGCAGGCTTTGCAGGTCGGAATCGTATGGCAGGCCGATGTGGATGATGCTCGAGGCCCGGTCAATCGTGATCGCGCCACTGGTCACGACCTTCTGAGGTTGCACTGCGCCGTCGGCCAGGATCGAGACGGTCTTGCCCTCGAGCCAGGTCAGGCCGCTGATCGTGTTGCGTGCAAACGAATAGCGGGTCGTGGCGGTGTTTCTGAGCGCAGTTGGTAGTGTCACATCAACCCGAGCCGTTGCGACCGTTGTGGAGGTCGTGGAGCGGATTGTGAGGCGATACTTCTTGCCAGCCGAGTCGGTCAGCACAATGGCATCGTTGACATCGCCAGTGCCTGGGTAAGTGAAGATGGCCGTCGATGCTGTGATCGTCAGGACATCAGACGGACCCCAGGTCGTGCCGCCACTGACTGTGACGGTCGTGGCCGATGTGTTGGTGCCGTCGTAGGTCGCGCCCGAGTCCACAAAGAATGCGCCCTCGATCGAGTCAAAGTGACGGCTGGCCATGCGCTCGACATAGCGTTTGGTCTGGCCATTGATGGTGCGCTTGACGACGACATAGAGTCGGTCCTCGTTGCCTTCAGCCACCACAGTGCAGGATTCAAATGTGCCATCGGTGTCGTGCTTGTGCCATGCGCCGACTTGTTGCTCTGGTGTGTAGGTCAGGCCAAGCAACATGCCTGAAGTCGACACAAACCAAACCATCTGGATCGGAGCCTTGGCAAATGCCATGTCGCTGATCTCGTAGTTGTCAAACAGGTGAGCCGAGCGAATGGAAAGGTCGTTGGTGATAAATCCGCTGGCCTGCCAGTTGTAGCCAAGTTCGCGCACATGGCCACCGCGTGCGCCGCAGTAGACCAAGGCGTTGTTGATGATGACCGGCTGGACATTCGATGCGCCGATGTACGACTGTGGTCGAACCGAGATTGTGGTCGGTGTGATCTCGTCGCTGTTGAGCGATGACACGCGCCACTCAGCAGATCCAGTCAGCAACAGCAACTGTGTCAATGGCACGATGTGTCGAATGGTGTTGGCTTCACGAGCGGCCACACGGAACTCGATGCGGTCGTCATCACGAATTGGCAGGCCGTAGCTGAGATTGGACTCAGTGCCCGACTTGGTCATCCAGATTTTTTGCGGCTCGTTGATGGTGCCAGCAAAACAGCGACGCTGTTCGAAGTACGAGACGGCGCCTGGGTAGTTGCCAGTGCTGACGAACTCGTTGTCGTAGATCGGTGGAGTAACCGACAGATCTGGCGCGATGTTGTTGTCGACGATGCTCGTGCCAGTCGTGCTTCCAATGTAGCCATACAGACCTCCCAACAGTTTGTAGACGCGATACCGCGATGCGCCTGTCACTGCGGACCAGGAGATCGTGTTGGTTGCGCCGGTAACAAAAATGTTGTTGGTGACTGATGCCACGCTCGATGAGACAGACTCGCCGATCTCATCGGCTGTGATGGCCGTCACGACATAACTCATCGTCTCGTATGTGTCTGCGTTGGTCGATGACGATGCAGGGATGTACCGAGTTGCAGTCACGCCAGTGGGCGCGGCAATCGGTGATCCAAAGTTGATGGTCGTCAGGGTCCAGTTGGTTGCACCCAGGCGACGCAGTTCACGCGGCGCATAGTTGGGATGCACCAGCGTCATCACATCAGCCGACTGCACATAGTGAATGTCGAAGATGTCTGCTTCTGCGTATGGGTTGGCGATCTCGTATGGCACGCCACCAGACAGCAGTGTGCCGCCTTGTGTGTGAAAGCGAATGTAGCCTGGGCTTAACTCGATCACCATGGTCTGCGTGGTCGAGTAGGTGAATGGGATCAGCCTGGTGCGCTTGGTGCTGTCTTTGACCTCGCGGACGAATGCAAAGCCTGCGCGGTTTTCTGCTGGGCCTTGTGGCGTTGCGGTGAAGTTCTTCATCGTCGCCGCGCCGGTCTGGTACTTCACATCATCGATGCGACCAAACATCTCTGGCGACATCTCGCCGCCAGCAAAAGATCGTTGTAGTGTGCGCACATTCGGCATGCTTATCTCCCTGCGATCCAGGACACAATGTGCTCTGGCTTGATCTTGCGTGAATTGGAGTCAGCCTCCATTGCTTTGCCAAGATACAAGTTCATCATGGTGATGCATCGCTTGGCTTCTGCGGCGCCCTGGTCACCCTTGATCACAGGACCAGCAAGCATCGATGCCAAGTGCCACGACAGAGTGACCGTGAACAATGGAGAGAACTTGGTTGGGTCAGTGATTTTTGCGTGGTATCGCAAAACAGCCTGGTTCTGGTTGGTCAGAATAATCTCTGATCCATCGGACGCAATCTCGACTGCAAACTTCTGCGGCACATACTGGCCAGCGGCAACAGACGGCGAATAGTTTGTGTAAAAGTCAGGGTATGTTTCCGGTGTGAATGTCGTGCTGTAGTCGTCGCGTGCTTCAGGCGGCAACACAGCAATGATGTCGGATGCATCGTTGGGCATGGAGTAGGCGTACTGCCACATTGGCCATGAGTTTTCCACTTCAGCGCCATATGCCCGTTTAGTTGAAAAAGACCAACTGTGCATCTCGAGCAAAGTGTCTCGAGCAATTGGATAAAAGCGTTGGCAGTGTTCTGCCTGCGCAGATCCTTCAGGTGGATCAATGCTTGCGATGGTGGCGTTGTCGCCGAGGTGCGCCAGCGCAAGGTTACAGATGTCGACAACTGATGCCATCATGGCCTCCTAAATGTAAAAAGGGGACCGTGGTTTCCCAGCGGCCCCCCGTGACTTACGGCTTCCAATCAGGAAGGATTACACGGAGCCTTCATCAGCGCCGCGCTTGGCTTTCGGTGTCCACTTCTTTGCAGAGGTGTCGGCCTTGGCCTCGTTGCCTTCGTCATCGATAGGAACCAGCGCAGATCCAGCAGGACCATCATAGTCGACGATCTCGCCTTCATTACGAAAGCCGTTGTTGACAAAGCAAGGTGCGGTGACGCGGTATTTAGGCATGTGTAATTCTCCTTATTAGATTACGGTGAAGCCAGATGCGTAGAACTTCTTGCCGTCCTGAACATCCATAACGATGTCCGCAACAACCTTACCAGCAGTGTTAGTGCCAGACACGGTGTAGCGAGCGCCCAAGTAACGCTTACCAAGCGATGCGATTTGCGGATTCAAACGCACGGCAACATTCTTGCCAAGAGTCAGATCAGCAGTCACGATCGCGCCGGAAGCGCCGATCACCACGACATTGCTCGACAGAGCGGCGTTGTCAGCGATGATGATTTCGAAGTTGGTAGAAGTACCACCTGCGAAAGCCTCGGTCATTGCGAAGTTCATGTAAAGGTCGCCACCTTCGCCCATGTCGCGAGCAACAGACAGGTCGACAGTATCAGTCGACACAGCAGTAGTGGTCACGGCTTGGTCAGTAGAGACGCGGAGCAGTTTATCGGTAATCATGATGTGTTCCTTTCAGAGTTAAATTGACCAATTAGGAAATGGCCGCTTCGGTGTTGAGGATAGCGTCAACGCGACGGAGCGGAACTCCGAGGAACGACAGCCAAGAGTAAGGCATACCGAACTGGCTCAGACCTTCATTGATCTTCAAGACATACTGGCTCTTGTCCAAAGCCGCAATCGACAGACCAGAGTGAACAGTGCGGTTCATGTAGAACGCGGCACGGCCCATAGCCATGTTAGGAATGCGGTACAAAGAGCGAGCCATCAGCTTGATGATCGCGGTTGCGGCAGTAGGTGCTTGCGTGCCAGTCTGGGCAATCAAGTCGCTCACATCGATGTTGGCGATGCGAACCACATAACGCCAGTCTTTCACAACAAGACCGTTCTTCCACTGGTAGCGAGTTGCCAAAGCCTGCATGCGAGTGCCGTCACTGTTGTAAACGGTTTGCTCACCGAGGTCTTCGTGAATCAAGCCAGCCTTCGAACCTTTAGGGAACGGGCAGTACACAGTGTTGTCACCCCACACGACCAAGTAGATCGATGTGTTGTCAGAACCAGAACCACCGGCCTTCAGAATGTTCTGACCGTTGGCGGCAGTGCTGTCGCTGTAGCGAGCGGCAAGGCCAAGGAACTGCTTTGGATCAACACCAGGGTTGCCGTAGAACAAAGTCGTGGCTTGAGTCTGGTTCATTGCTTCCAAGAATGCAGTGTCTTCAGACAGGCGGAATTGAGCGGTGTTGCCGTTCAACATTGCCAAGTCTTTGTCCACTTCAGAGCGGGCTTCCAAGATGCCGCAAGCCTCGTCCACTTGTGCAGTGGTCGATTTGCTCGATGGGATACCTTGGTTCAGGGCACGCCAGTAAACAGTAGGCAAGCCAGTACGGATTACCACGCGCTCGCCGGTAGGCAGGTTGCCTTCCTTGAACACGCAGTCTTCCAAGATTTCGTTGCTCTGCGAAAGCAGTTCTGCAACGACGGGAACTCGACCGTCCGGGTCGACGCGTTTGGCCCAATCGGCCAGGGTGAGAGAGTTGTTCGACAAAGTAGCCATGATGGACTCCTATTTAAGATTGCTGATTTGAATAAAGCGCTGATGCCAAGTCGTTGAAACCCTTGGGGCCAGATTTCTGACCACCTCGAGTGCCGCCAACAAAGCGATCCTCACTGATTGCTTTTCCTGCCCGATACATCATGCGGATCATCTCCGGATGATTGCCCAGGCCGGACTCGTTTAACAACTTGCGCAGTTCTGGCGTGCCAAATGAGTCGAGTGCTTTCTTCGCTACGACCAGGTTATCGTTGAGTTTGTCACCCCCGAATTCCTTGTCGGTGCGAGCAGATTCGGCCCACTCATTACGAGCAGTTTCCAGTGCTTGCATCTGACGCTCCAAGATCTTTGGTGCGACTTTGTCCAGCACTTTTTGCGCGGCGTCTTGCGGCAGATCCAATTCCTTGGCGATTTCCGAGAATGACTTGAGCACCTCGGGGTCAAACTCGCGGCCTTCTCCGGCTTTGAATTCGTACACTTCCGGTGCTTTGGCTTGGGCCTTGTCACCGTTCTGATCACCTTCGGTATTGCCAGTCTTCTGGCCATCCTGGCCAGCCTGCTGGTTCTGCGTACCGTCAGCCTGTTGCTGTGATGCCTGTTGCTCACCACCCGTCGGTTGTGTGCTCGAGGCGTCTTGCGATGCGGGCGTGCCTTCAGTGGTCGTTGCGGCTTGATCCGTCATCAGCGATTCTGTCATTGGATTGCTCCTTTACCATTTGTGGATATAACTCAGGGCACTGAGCGTGAATCATCGCGAGCATGCGATTGCCGAAGTTCCTGTTACCTTCTGCGAATGCCATTTGCATCGAGTTGGTATTGAACGACAGCCGGAACACGCCGGATTGATCCATAAGGCGCCACACTACACGGCGCCCCCTCTTGCTACCCATGAGCCACTTGATGTCTGCCTCTTCGTTTTCGCGGGCCAGTTTCTCGCGCATGTCCCTGTCGGACTTTGCACGCTCTTGCCCACGCAAATCAATCGGGTCAAATTCTTTGCTCATGGCGCCAATCTAACGACTGCACATTTGGATACGGGTACCCTCATGCCGCTACTTCACTGACGGTCAACAACAAAGATGGTGCGGCTGGCTTGGCAGGTGATGTTTCTGGGCCATGGTAGGCAATGCTGATGCCTGCGTTATCGCGTGCCCAGTAGATCTCGACATAGTCGCCAGCATTCATGTCGATGAAAAAGTTTTGGCTTGGGATGATGGTACCGGCCTCGCCACCGTGACTGCTTGGCACTGAATACTTGAACCGGCTGTTGGGTATGTCCAGGCCGTTCTTGCGGCCCCACAACTCAAAGTAGTGAGCCTGGCTGTCGGTGTTGTGCAGATGCACGGACAATTGCCAGTTGTAAATCGCGGCCCGGTCGGCATAGATCTTGGTGGTGTCAACTAACCGCACACCCTGCTGGATGGCGGCTGTGTTGAATGTCATTGCAGACCCACTGGTGCCACCGGTCTGGTTGGTCGTATCCAAGAACAGGCCATAGTACGGGGCACGCTGGAAGTAGAACTCAGACCCGTCAGGATCTTTGACACCGACGATGTCGCCGGTCGTCTCGTCATACAGCCAGGGGGCGCCCTGGTACTTTTGGCGTGCGCTCATTTCTTGTCCTTGTCTTTGCCGTACAGCTTCTCAGCCGCAGACTCCTTAAAGTCTTTGCGTGTGGGCGCACCCTCTTCGCCAGGCTTGCGCATGCGCTCACCTGAACCCGCCTCGATGCGCTTACGCTTGGCGTGGATGTTGGCCCACAAGCCTGGTCCCGGCATGATTACTCACCTGAACCGTAGAGCATGGTGGATGCATCAGCGTTGCGCTGTTGCTGGTTGCCTTGGATCTCCATGTCGGTGATCTGCAACTCGATGCCCATGTCTTCGCCTTCGCCTTGAGTCTCGTATGCACGAGTCATCTTGACATAGGCCTTGGCCATGATGGTCATCTCAGTGCCAACCTTCGGCAATACGGTAATGCCCAGCTTCTCGAGTTCGTCTTTGCCCAGGCTGATGCATAGGCCGTACGGGTAACGCGGCTCGTCTGCTTCGTATTCGCCTGGCATCTCTTCGCGCTCGGCGGGCTTTTGCATGTTGATCATTGGCATGGTTATTCCTTTCAGGGTGTGTTGTATCCGGAGAACATATCGATCACATTGGTCAGTGCGCTTGGCTCTGTCGTCTGTGTCTGTGAAAGATCCTTGGCGATCAGCGCTTGCTGATGCATTGCGGCTTGTTGCTCTTTGGCCGCGAGTGCTTCATTGCGTGCGCTACGAATGATTGCGACTTGCTCGCCGCCCACCAGGATGTTGGGGTCGACGCCCAGCATGTCGGCATAGGCATCAGCCCATGCGTCGCTGTTGAACTTGTCGAGCACCTCTGGCTTCATGTTGGCCACGACGCCCAGGTTGCCGACGAATCGGTCAACGCTGTTGGTGCCAATGGCACGCTGTGCCTGCGCCAGCATCGAGACGAACTCGACCGACAACTCCATGCCTTGCAGTTCTGGAGGCGGTGGCAATAGCACGCCAGCCTCGACCATGCGAGTGAATGTCATGTCGATCAATGGAGACAGCAACTCGTTGTGCAAACGCTCAAGCACCGGGCCAAGCATGAGCAGTTTCTCTTCGTGACGCTCGGCCACTTCGGTCGCTGTCATGCGTGTGTCTGTTGCGTTGGCCAGCATCAAGAACAGGTCAGCATAGAACGCACCACGAACGCGGTCGCGGCAGTCTTGGATGTCGTTGAGCAGGTACTGCAAGTTGAGGTTAACTTCGAATGCAGAGCGAATGCCACCGGTTGGTGAGTTGGCATCAACGAACGAGACGCCGCCAGGCAGTGTCTCTACATCGCGGTTCTTCATCGAGGTCGGCACCTGGAGCGGTGGCTTGACCTGGTAGTCGATCGCTTGGGCTTTGCGCAGTTGCTCGTGTTGCAATTGCTTGATGTCGCCCAATGCTTCCATGCCAGGGCTGTTGCCGTAGATGTCACCACCAGCAGTGGCCCAGCGTGGAGCAAGTGCCGGGAACATCTTGAAGCCAGACTCGCGCAAAAACTTGTTGTTGTC